ATGGAAATATCCTTATGTATTAGACTAGGTGCTATTGGTGTAAAGTTTGTTACAGGGGTAGACGATCGCTCACGCATTTCTATGGGTGTTGATAAGATACTTTATCTTCCAGAGGGTGCTAACTTTGGAGTTACTGGACCATCTGCTAGTATAAGTGACTTAATATTAGGTGCAAAGTATTTGACTGAAGCTACTCTTAATAATAATCAACTTAGGGTAAAGTTTATTGATTCTCATGGTAACGCAGAGTCAGCAGAAGCTTTACGAATACAAGACATTGATTCTTACCAAGAAACTCAAGCTAATATCGAAGATACTTGGAGGCCTTGGGAGCATAAGCGTTTTAATATTGACAAACGAATTATTGAAGTACAGACAGGTCAAAAGCTTAGTGATGAATATCTAGTAGATTTTGAAGAGCCACAAATACTATCACCATCTGAAGAGCGTGAGATGTTTACTTGGTTATTCCAGAACAAACTAGCCACAAGAAAATCATATTTAATGTTAAAAAATCCTGACATGTTACCCGAAGAAGCTGAAGTTTTATTAAGCGAAGTAGATGATTCCGAAGCTCAACCAGAACAGAATAGGCTTTTAAATAGATTGCAAGGCTAATGCCATTATCCCAGTCTATTGACAGTGCAGTTGCAGATTTTGAAGCTAGGCTTACTGAAGCGCAAAGCCAGTTCACCCAAGACGTAGAAGAATTACGAGAGCAAGGATTAACCACTGAAGAGATATTAGTTATATTAGCTGGTATCTCTATGGTAGACTATTGGTTAGCTGATTTACAGATGCAACAAGCGGTTAATCGTTTAATGATTAGTTTTGATACATTATTAGATGATGCAGTCTTTTTTGGCACTGTATCCGAAGCTCAGTTAGTCGCATTACGCAATATGCAACAAGCATCTATATTAAGATATACGACCGACATTAGTGAAAGGGTACGATTGTCATTAGTGCAAGGGGTACTTCAGAAAATGCCTCGTAAAGATATTAGTGCAATGTTATTAAGAGATTTATCAATAAAACCTTATCAGGTAGATACAATTATTAGCACTTCAATGGCTACTTACTCAAGGTCACTAACACTTCTCCAGTTAGATAAGAACCCCACGCAAAAACTTATCTATAGTGGTCCATTAGACTCTAAGACTAGACCAGTATGTATCCGAATGTTAAAAGAAGGTGGGATGAGACAAGATCAAGTAGAAGCTAAATATCCAGGCGCATTGCGAGACGGTGGCGGATTCAATTGCCGACATCAATGGAACGCTTTGTCACCGAATACCCAAAATAAAGACATACAGCAAAGAGCTAAGGTAGCTTATCAAGGGATGGCTACTAAAGCAACAAAAAAGGGAAGAACATTTAAAGTGCCACAAACATTGGAGCAGTATTACGGATGATTAACTTTCAAAAGGCATTCAAATTTGGTAGACCATTTTTTCAAAGCGTAGCTCGCAAAGTTTTAAAGCTACATAAGCGCAGTATATTTGATAAAGGTAGAAACGCAGCAGGAAAGCCTTTTATGGCTTACACTAATGCTTATCGCAAAAGAAAAATGGCAGGGAAAGCAGCCCCAAATCAAGTAAGTAAAAGTGGAAAACCTGACTTGACACTCACTGGAGAAATGCGATCATCGTTTAATTATTTAAAGTCCTCTGCGCATGGCTTTGAATATGGAATTAGTGATCCAAAGATGGCAGAGCGCATGGAATTACAAGGGCCAAAGAAAAAGTCACGCAAAAGATATGTATCAACTAAAATAAACCCGACTACTCCAGACATTCAAGAGTTCATTGTGAAAGGAATGCAATATGAGCTTATGAAGAATTTTGTAAAAGAAATTCGCAAGAACGGAATGGGGTACAAGGTATACACCATATAGGAGTTAAATATGGAAACGGACGTAAAAGTCGAGCAGCAAGCTCAAGCCCAAGAACAGGCCAATGTTCAAGAAAGCAACGACACCTCCTCAAGTGTCAATACGCTAATCGCAGATGCGAAAAAATACAGAACACAGAGGCAGGCAGCTGAAGCAAGGATAACGGAATTGCAAGGTCAGCTCGATGAAAAAGCTGAAGCAGAAATGCAGAAGAACAACGAGTGGCAGGATCTAGCTACCAAGTACAAGTCTGAACGAGATGAGTACAAATCTCAGGCAGAAGAAGGAATCCAGATTAAAGAATCTGTGCGAAAAGAACTTCTTAGTCAACTATCTGATGAGGATCGTGAATTTGCAATCGGAATGGAGACAGATAAGCTCCAAAAGTTTGTAACTCGATCAAGTAATCAAACAATTAAAACAAATGAATCTTATTCCACACCGATGCCCGACAGAACGGTAAATGCTTTTACTGACATGACGAAAGAGCAGAGACAAAGCAATTGGAGTAAGGTTTTAGCAAGCTACGCTAAAAAATAGCGTAGAAAGGTAGAAATAAAATGGCATTATCAGGAGATTTCGCTGGCGCTTCGGTTACGGTAACCACAAGTGCCAATCTGATCCCAGAAATTTGGGTTGATGGAATTAATGCATATCTTGAACGCAATCTTGTGTTTGAGCAGTGTGTTGATACATCCCTAAGTGGATTAGTCAAGGGTAGGGGAGATATTTTTCATATTCCCACCATGGCAGAAGTAAGTGATGCGGCTAAGGCAGCAGAAACTTTAGTAACATACGCAGCTTCAACACATGCAAAAGTAGACTTAACAATCACTGAGCATAGGTACGCAGCACGTTTAGTAGAAGATATAGCAACAATCCAAGCCGTTCCTGGTCTTTTTGAAAAAGAAGTAGCAGGCTTTGGATATGCACTAGCTAAGACATATGACGCATTTATTGAGTCAAAAGTTGAAGCAGCTACTACGAATTCAACTGCATTAGCAGCTGACAACGTAATAACAGCAGCCGAAATAAGATCAGGTATGAAAACCCTTATGGAAGCGGATGTAGACACTAACGAGTGTAACTTCATTGTTTCACCAGCGCTTTATGTAGCGATGCTCGGAATTGATGATTTTGTGGACGCTTCTAAGCTAGGTGCAGGCCCTTCTGCATTAAAGAATGGCCAGATCGGAATGCTTTACGGCATGCCAGTCCTACACAGCACAGTTATGGGGTCATCGGCCTCTACTGGCGTGGAAGTGGCGTACATTGTACATCCAACAGCGGTAAGTGCAGCTAGGCAATTAGAGCCGAGAGTACAATCCGAATATAGCGTTGACTTTCTAGGTACTAAGGTCGTATCAGACATGGTATATGGAGCAGTTACAGCGTTTGAAGGACGTATTCAAGAGTTTAAGAATCCTTAATTCTTAATTACAAATAGGAGATCAATATGGGGGGTATTTATTTATCCCCCATTCCTTATTATGTTTAGAACATACGATTATCAATGTAAAAAATGCGAAGCAGTCTTTGAGGCTATGACGAAAGATGATGAGAAAGCTGAATGTGGCTGTGGGTCTAAGACACTTAAAAAATTAATGGGCGCACCTTTATTTACACTAAAAGGCAATGATTGGCCTGGGAAAGAGTTTAAAGCTCAAGCTGATTGCAGAGCAATGGCCAATGGCAAGACAATTTAGTGTAGTCTAATCCTCTTTAATTGAAGTCTATTAACAGGGGAAATAAATGAGTAATTTCAATTCAGATTATACTGGAGCGCAAATTGACAGCGCAATATCCAGAGCAAACTCAACCGATGTAACCGCAGGAACAGTCGCAGCAAGTAAGGCTGTTGTCGTTGATTCCAACAAAGATATAACAGGATTCAGACACATCACTGCTACTGGTACGGTTACAGCAGCAAATGTATCACTCACAGGAAATGTAGATTTAGGTGATGCCAGTGGCGATACTGTTACAATCACAGGCTCAATCGATTCCAATCTTATACCGGCTACAGACGATACTTACGATATAGGTTCTGCATCCTACGCCTGGCAAGATTTATTCTTAGAAGGTGACATCACATTATCAGATGCGGGAACTATTGCTACCACAGCGGGAGACTTAACCATAAATGCCGGATCAGGTGAAATTGTTTTTGGTAACGAAAATTTAACCACTACAGGCACAATCGACAGTGGAAGTCAGGCAGTCACAGGGAATGTGGTCGCAAGCGGGACGGTTTCTGCCGAACAGCTAACAACCACAGATGATCTAACAGTTTCGGGATTAGCCACAATAGGCGAAACACTTGCAGTCACAGGCGTGGCTACTTTTACAGCGCAATCGACCCACAATGGGGGATTGAGTACAGGCGCAATGGTTGTGAACGATGGTTCAATTACCGATACTTCGGGAGCTATAAGCTTTGGGAATGAAAACCTTACAACTACAGGAACTGTCAGCGCAGAACAATTAACCACAACCGATGACTTAACAGTTTCGGGATTAGCAACTATCGGTGAGACTCTCGCAGTAACAGGAGTCGCAACTTTCACGGCACAATCGGTACATAACGGAGGCTTGAGTACAGGGGCTTTGGTTATGAACGATGGATCCATTACAGATACGAGTGGAACTATAAATTTTGGAAACGAGAATTTGACCAGTACAGGCGTAGGGACTTTTGCCTCACTGGACATTAGCGGTAACGCTGATATTGATGGGACTATGGAAGCTGATGCGTACACAGTAGATGGAACCACATTGGCTGAATATATTGCAGATACAGCAGGCGCTATGGTTTCAAGCAATACCGAAAGCGGTATCACAGTAACATATCAAGACGGAGATAATACAGTTGATCTTTCTGTGGATGCTGCTCAAACAGGCATAACCTCGATTTATGCTACAGATTTAATTTTAGGAGAAGATTCTCAAACTGCTATTGATTTTGGAACAGCAAATGAGATTGACTTCAAAGCAGATAATGCAGCCAGATTAACATTAACCGCTTCGGCCTTATATCCTGTAACTGATAATCAAATAGATTTAGGTACAAGTTCCTTAGAATTTAAAGATGCTTTCTTTGATGGAACTGTTACCTCGGATGCCTTTGCTGGACCATTAACTGGAGATGTTACAGGCACATTACAAACCGCAGCACAAGGAAATGTAACAAGCCTGGGAACGCTTACTGCTTTGACAGTAGATAATCTTGGTGTTAATGGGAATACCATTACAGCAAACTCAGGTGCTTTAAACCTTAC